AGGTCTCCAAATATTGATGCACAGTTTACATCACGTTCAGTGGTAGAACTTGAATCTGTTCTAACCGTAGTTAAAGTAACAGAAGATGTCGCTGGGAAAGTGTTAGTAAGCACTCCAAGCACACAAGTAGTGGTAGAAGCAACACCAAAGTTTTCTGTCATACCAGTTAAAGAATAGTTTCCATTAGCCATACTACTAGACCAGTTTAACGTAAAATCACCAGCCGAATTATCTACAATGCTTGAGAAATTTAGGCTATCACGAGCCGCTGGTGTTCCCGTTGCATCAAAATTGACCCACGCCTTCGCCAGCCCCTGTTGCAGATTGGTGGTCGTGCTATTACCTTCACCTGTTACAAGGATAGACCCAGCAGTGCTTGTGCCAGTGAGTTTGTTTACTAGTATCTCACTCATGCTAGGTCTCCAATCGCCGCGCCTGATGGGTCAGTATCTTGAACAGTACCATTAGTCGAGTTCATTCCCTTTTGGGTTAGTCTTGATGAAGTTGCTGAGTTAGTTAAAAGAACATCAAAAGCCGTTATATTAAGTGTGCCGCCGGGGAAAGCATAATTACCATTGCTCATATTCGATGCAAAATTAAAACCATAAGTAGATGCGCCAACATCAGTTAAACTAGAAATGTTAAAACTGTCCTTTATCACCGTGTCATCTGAACTCCACCATGCTTTAGGCGCAAATTGCTTAGTCAGCGTAGCCGCACCGCCGCCTGTACTCTGAATGGTATCTGCTTTTAATGTACTCATAGTGTCACCAATGTCCCACCGCTTTCAACGGTTAATGTAACACCAGAAGCCACAGTAAATGGACCAGTAACATTGGCATTCTCTGTGGCTAGTATAGTGATGTCAGATGTAAGTGATTGTGCATTAGTACGGAACAAGCCACCGCCCTTGAAGTTACCCTTGTTTTCAGCAGGTGGTGTAATCGTACCCGCTTGTGGGGCAAGGTAGTTTACAAATATGTTGTCAGTGCCACTAGAAGGCGCGGCAGTAAAGGTGAGAGTTACACCATCAGGAATAGTGTAAGCTGATGCAGCATCCTGTATAACACCGTCTACAGAAACCAACACATCCTGTGGGGATGATACAGTGGTGGTTAGTGTAAAGGTTGTAGTTGAGTTATCACCATCAAACTGCTGTACAGCTTTAATAGCCTGATACGAACCCGGAACTTTTTGACCTATATATGGCATACTTTTTCCCTTACGAGCTGATGGTGTCGACTACGGAAACCCATACGTCTGCGCTACTCGCGGTATCACTCTGTACTTTCAGTACGTCACTTGCCTGCATCACAACCTTTGCGCCGCCATCAAGGACTTGCAAAGTAGAACCTACAGGGATAGGGGCATCTTTAATAATGTAATAGTCGTTAGACCCATCATTAATAAATACATCCATTAGAATCTGCGATGTTGTAACATTAGCTATGTTGATACCAATAAGCGCATCATCGGAGTTAGCCGTGCGCATAGTTACTGGGCTTGTGCCAACGTTCCGTGCAATGTTTCTTTCAAAATCCTGAGCCATGATTTCCCCTAATTATTAAAGCGCAATTGCCATAGCTACGGCAAATCCGGCTGTTGCCGCTGGTAAGTTAGTAAGTCCAGAACCGTCACCTGTAACTGCTGTTGCCGCTAGAGTGCCAGTGACAGCCACGCCTGTGGCGGTGGTTTCAAACTTAGTATTTCCAGCGTGGTGTAAATAAACAGCACCACCTGTAAAACCTCTTAGGTAATCATTACCAGACGCATCTTGTAGTTTGATTTGAGTTCCTTGAACAAGCAAATCTCCAGTTCCAGCATCTTTGATATAACTGTTAGAAGCATCATGATAAATCTGCAAGTCAGACCCAGCACCAAAGATGGCCTTGTCGTTGTCGCCGAAGGTCAGGTCGCCTGTCATTGCATCACCAGTTACGGCAACAAAGTCTGTGCTGTCTGACGTAGCTGCTGTACCAAGCCCCAATGAAGTACGTGCAGTAGCACCTGACTCCGCTACAAAGTTGGCACCATCACCGACAATAAAGTTACCATCCGTGACAGCCAGACCCGCCACATCCTGTAGCTGTTGATCCAATCGAGCATTATCAACCGTGCCCGAGGCTAGGTTGCTGGCGTTTAGTGCTGTCAACGCGCTAGCGTTAGCGGCAACTAGGTTACCACTTGCATCAAGAAATGACATCTTCTCCGCAGGAAGTGTGCAGAAAATAGTTTTTGTGCCAGCGCCCCAGTTAACAGCGCTGTCACTGTTGCTAGATTGCAAGATAACAGTTCTTGCCAAAGTTGTCCCAGAAGCCGTGTATGTGCCGATACCAACTTCAAAGTCGGTTCCATCACTGCACCCGTAATAGGTGGTGTTACTATCACCCACGCTACCAAAAGACTCAAACCCAGTTATCGCCCCAGCTAATGTATATGTGGCAGTTCCTGTGGTTGTAGTCGTTTCTTTTACACGATCTCTAAGAACAAGCGCCATGTTACTTCAACTCTATAGAAAGATTACCCGCGTTAATCCGGAAGATATCCCCTGTTGCGATTGTCTTGTTGGCATCCAATGCACCTACAAACAATATATTACCGCCTGAAGAGGCATCTGCTACGAAAGCATGCGTGATTGTGTTGCTGGTTCCAGTCGATGCTGGAAACTCAATGTTTGCTGAGTTAGTAGCTGTCTGAGTATCCGTGGCAACGGATGGAACTGTCCAAGCTGATGCGGCTACCTGCTGTCTAGCGTAGCTTCCGAAAGTAGCTTCCGTCACACTGCCAGCCTCTGCATCGCTCACGGCAGTGGCAAGACCGACATAGATACCGTCGCCAAGAGTGGTAAAGCTCTCCGCGTTATTTTTAAACAAGAACTGCAATATCGCGTGTTCTGTGTACGTTGTTGCTGCGTTTGATGTTGCCATCGTTTACTCCTTATGAACGGGGTCTGTCTGGTAAGCCCCTGCGATACGCATCGCTGTTTTCTCTGGCCTCTGCCAGATCCTTGATCCGAGTTAATGCTTCTGTGAACTGCTTCTCATACATAGAAAGCATGTCCTGTTCACCCTTCATGTAAGTATACGCTTCGACCAGCGAACCGTAAAGCATGGCATTAGGAGCGTTTTCACTCAACCATGTTGTACCAGAATCTGAGCCTGCTGTTAATGACGCAGGCTTATAATAATAATGTAGTTCTACTGGGTAAGCACTATCGGGTGTTGGTGCCACGATAAAGTTATCAATGTCAAAAAAGGCGTAATACTTAGGAACGCCAGTTGTTGCAGGGTTGGGGCTGTATTCTTGAATAAAGTTCACATCCTTCTGCAACAAAAACTGCTTCTCATTACTTACTGTAATAGACATTGAAAAAGACGCTAAATAGTCAGTGGGCACAGATAGGTATGGATCACCACCAGGGGACAATTCGCTAGTCGCATTCTTGCGAAATACTTCTAGGTCAACAAGTTTGAAGATACGACTCTCTGCGTTCTGGATAAACGTAGGAAGGTTTGTTACAAAAGAAGACTCGGTGTTTTCTGTGTAATCTTGAATCGCTGTCTTTAATTGTGCGTAGGTGTAGCTCATTTAATTCTCCAGAGTGACAGGCCCGGCAGTCGCATTGTCGCCGCCACCATGTACATTTCCTGTGGTCGCAGTGCCTGATGAAGCTGAGAAGGTGTATGTATTAACATCAACAACAGTTATTGAATAGCCGCTAGCGTTTTCCAGCACAGCTTCAGTAAACCCATCAAAGGCTTCAACCTTGCGGAATCTTACAGTATCCGACGTGCTACGTCCATGGGAACGCTGCGTCACCGTTATTGTGGCAGATCCTGACGCACCTGATGAAAAAGCGTTTGAGTCCAGTAAAACCTCCACAGGAACCTCAACCCTCTGATCAGGTCGCGGGTCACGCAAAGCCTGTGGATCAGGTCCTACATTTGGTGGTGTTAACTGCGGGTGCTTTGGCTCGTATTCATCCGGGCCAACCTTCAAGCCGTTCCATTCCACACGCATGTCGGCAAGCCTGTAGCGAAACCCAGATCTATCTGA